AGGAAGTTCCGTTTCTATTGTGTTGTTTACACCAAGATTGGTGCTTGCCGAACCGGCATTGCTATAACGGCCCCAATAGGTCGAGAAAAATTTCTCGGCCTCGAGATCATTAGTAACAGTGTGAGAATTGGTTTGTTCACCATTGGTGGACAGAAAACCATAGTTAGTAATGATTGGAGACTGTTTACTATCGCCCTTGAAGACCCACTTGTGGCGCAGAGAACCGCGCCATCCAGCGAAACAAGGAGCGAAAAAGGCAATGGGAGAAGTATGACACAGGGTATAAGGCGTGGAAGCATCCGCCTTGATATCCAATCCCTCTGGATCATCACCAGAGTGGAAAGGGAAGGCTTTAATACGGTAGTTAGAAACCACCACTTGCCCCGAATCAGGTGCTGTTGGAACGAATGTTCGTTCCGTCACATAACGTCGGAAAATTTCCCGAAGCGAGACTGGCATCTCGCCGAAGAATACATCCATCATGTGATCGTCATCGGCCGCACAACCGATACTTTCGATAGGATCAGCCTGGGTAGGTCGATCAGTAGCACTATCGCCAGTAGTACCAGACAGGTCCGAAGCCTCGCCACTCTGTGGCTCGAATTCGACACCCGACTGGGGTGCAAAGTAATGAAGATTACGAAGTTTGTCCGGATTAGGACGTCCCCATTTCATGTCGTCACCAGCGGACACGAAAACATTGATGCGGATATCCGAATCAGTAGAGGGAGCGACCAAAGAGTTAACGACGTTAACCTCTAGTACACCATTATGATTATCGCCCGAATCAGTAGTGAGACGAGTGCCACCATAGTAGACACGAGAAGCATTAGCTTGCTGGTTACCCAAGAACGGAACGTTCTGGCCCCAACCAACCTCTATCTCGAAGTCATCCTCGGTAGCAAGATCAATCACACGAGAGTAATTGGTGGTGTAATCGACATCCGCACCATGCGAACGAGGATCGTAACGTACCAAAATACGTCCCTTGTGAAAGTTCGATTTCACAATTTGGAAACGGAACTTGATGGTACCTTGCCATGCAGAGAAATATTGAGCTAGCATAGCCATAGGCGTCATGTGAAGTTCACTATTGAGAATACCGAATAGATTAGGTGTAACATAGGAATTCCACAAAATAGCATCAGGAGCATCAGAAGCAGACATCGTAAACGACGTAAGATAAGATTCCCTGGTTTGAATATTGTCGAAAGCCATTTGGTCACCACCGTCAAGTCCAACAGTTCTAGAATCGATAGTAAGTTCCTGTTTAGAATCAAGGGTAAGTCTGTTAACGGCGTCAGAAGCGTCAACGTTCGCCCAATTTCCTGTAGGAGAAGGTTTCTGTAGAACAATATCAGAAATGACAGCTGGGCGCGAGTAACCGAAGATACTCGCGACCTGGCCAACCTTTGACGCAACCATCTGTGTAGCGCGCGCATAAGGTTCAATAAAGGGGATAGAGGTAAGCATACCGGCAGCTTTAGCGATAGCAGAAGCTGGAGCGGAAATGATACCCTGGCCATATTCATCCCCAGAATTCATTTTTGCAGAGCCTTTCGACTTTTTGGATGAATTCTTTTTGGGTGGAGCTTTGCCACCAGCCTGGGGTTCAAATCCAGACTGGGGACCAAAAGGTCCGTTGCCATTGTTATTACCAGGACCAACACCGAAAGGTGGGCCCAGGAAACCATGATCCGGTACAATAGACCGGGTTTGGATAGTAGAGGCGGTAGTAAGAGATGTGGGCATAGTAAGAGTCGTTTCAGTCATCCATGCATAAGTAGTGATATAAACAGGATCGTCACCACCATTGGCATGCAAAAGATTACCGAAGGACTTGTAATCAAGAACACCCATATCAGAATAGTCACCCTTGGACAATGAAATATAATTCTGGAGAAAGAAAAACGGGAGTTTCATCTGTGCACCAGAGTTGTCAGTAGGGTTTAGGAAAACACAAGGCCGCTGGGAAGCGGCAATCAAATCTTGATCCAAGAAATTGCGAGTAACACTGGCCTCGTCATAACCGTTCAAAGGGTTATACGATACCAATGTCCGTCCGTAATGAAAACCAGTACCGGAAATCACAATCTTGACATTAAGATTACCTCGAAGAAGTTCATAATTAGCCAACTTGTTAGCCATAGCTGGGTGAGTAACGAATAATTCCCAAGGATTGATTTGTTTATAAAGAGGCTGTCCAACAACCCACGCTTGTGAGTCAATTTGAACAGGTCGGGCAAGGAAAGAACCCAGATCGGTATCAGATTTATCCACCAAATCCATGGTGGAGTCAAACTGTCCGCTAGCATCTTTCATCCAACCGGCCTCTTGGTCCTCGAAGGCAACAATTTGCTCTGTCGGGGACTCGGGTGCCTCGGTCACCACTTGAGATACCTCGCCACTCTGTGGCTGGTATTTGCCAAAAGTTTGGCAACGGTGGAGAACCGGGCTATTCAGACGTGTGTCACGAGACAATACGTCGTCATTCTCTGGAATACTGACCAGATCAGTCTTGAATTTAGGCGTCAAGCAACGCGCAATATTAGAAGTAGAAAAAGAAAGTCGATTATACATAACACATACCGTGACTCGGAAGTATGTGAGGGCTTGTCTTTTAGGATTTTATGCCAAATACAGGAAAAACATCTGTAATGACAACGGCCGGGGGTAAATACCCCCCCACATGGTTCAATATCCCATGGAACCAGACCAACTATAAAGCGCAGAGTTAAGAAAAGAAGAAGCAGAAAAACACTCTTTGTATAACGGTTAATATAGTTGGCCCAAGGCCGGTTGAGTTTAGAGACATCCCAGGTCCTAGAGCAATTTAGACTTTCACCCACTGTTGATCAAAGATCGCAGCGGTGTAAAGTCGCATAGCCCCAACACGGAAACCAGGCTCGAAAGTCTGTTCCCCATGGTAGGCAAGAATACCGGCGGTAAAATTAGATCCGGTTTTCTTGAGTTGAAAGGCTTGAACTTGAAATTTGTCAAAACAATGCTTTTGATCAGCAGGTATAGACATTTTATCAAGACCAAGTTTGAGTAATTTATTGCGATTGGCACGGGCGCGTTTCGAGAGCGTCTCTGGACGTTCAAGAACACAGCCATACCCTTTAGACACAAATGTGGGATTCTTGTCCACATATGTTTCGGGAAAGGAAACCCGAGAACGGAAAGTTTTAAGTTCATCAACATAATATATCACGACGTTAGCAACATTGCTGGAGTCGGTCATGCAATATGTTTCAAAATCATAAATTTTACCGTCAAAAGAGATTTGATGACCAATGGCAGGATAAGCGGAAATAAACACACCGCCACCACACCAGATAGCATCAGTTCTCTTTCCCTCGGAAATAAGAATGCCTTTCCACTCTTTAAGCTTTTTCCCGGTAGCGAGAGAAGGGTTAAAGGTGGTAAAAGCAGTCGCAGTTTTAATAGAGTTGCGAATCTCTTTGATATAGAGTGAGTAAGAAGTAGAAGAAGAAATGGTTAAGACCGAAGCTTGCTATTCTGTTTTGCTATATTCAGCGGAGGTACAAGGGGGCGACCCGTTATAAAAACCTCTTGCAAATCTATTCTTTGCAGTCAACCTAGTCAATACTAGGATTACATTACCTATGTTAAAGAGTTTTTCCAAAAGATTTACGTGTTTGAAATCCGAAGTACACGTTTGGAATTTATTCGTACTTTGCTTTCCACTCGGTGACACGATCGTCAAAATCTTGATCGAGAGTGGTGCAAAGCATTCCAGTACGATGAGCGATCTCTTTCATTTGAGAGCGGCGGTGTTCGAAAACATCGCGGCCGTGAAAGAACCACTCGCGGAGGGCCCCATCAATATTCTGGGCAGCGACCTCTTGAGGTGTGATAGCCTTTGATTTAAGAATAGAATGCAAAGACTTGAAAATGGACGATTCGTCGAGCATCG